ATTATACTAAATGATTTGGTTTATGTCAAACAAATTAAATTATCCTATGATAAATAGTCTAGAAGTATCTACTCGTTAATATTATATCACCGATATGTACTATTACAACAGAAAGCGATCAATATCGCTTTGTGATGCAACTTTAGAAGATTGTTTTCCATTGATCACTTTCATCTCTAATCCTACAATTTCAAAATAAGTTTCTAGATCAAATGATTTCGTATCTTCAATCGATAGTCCAAGATGAGCTAGATTGAATATAATGTTTGCTGTGATGTTATCGACTTCTTGGTTATTTTGATTTGGCTGCTGGGGGTGTGCTTTTCTGAAATGTCCCGAGCATTTCACCTATCGTATTCGTCAGATTTTCAAGTTCATCTTGATTACTTAACAGTGAAAAGTCTAATGACATTAAAAAGTCATTATAGGATTGTTTACTAAATGGTCGATGAAGCACATAAATAATTTTAAAGATAGTATCTATGACTGTGGATAGATCTTCTTCTTTTTTTGTGCTTGATTTTTCTAACCTTTTAATATCGCTAAATAGTTCCGTTGAGAACACATTACGATAGTCAATAATTGTAAAAAGTGATGAGTGTAGGCGGTAATCATGATCGCCAAGTTTAAGTGTTTTTTCCATTTGTTACTCCTTAAATGAATATAGGTAATGCTGGTGCTGTAGTTAAAAACGAACTGTAATTCGTATCTCCCACACCTGCAATAACTCTTAAGATCAGATTGTTACCTGATTCGATTGGTCTAGCTGTGATACTTAATTCAATTGAATTGGCTTCAATGGAATCACCTTTTGATTTACTGGAATCACCTGATGGTGTTGCCGTACATAAGTAATACCAGATACGTCTAGCTTTAACATCACCTTGAATTTCATACCCTAATGCGAATGTCTTTGTTTCTGCATTTAAGATTTCTACTAAGTTGCCATTCGTATCTTCTAAGAAGCCAAAGATATCCTTTTTAAATGCTTCATCAATTTCTGTAAACTTCAGTGTCACATTAGATCCTGAATTTGAAACTAGGGTTGCGATGACTTTATCATCTGCATAAACCTGAGAACTCCCGCCGATGGCTTCAGTGGTGATTTCTTGAGCTCCTTCTAGTCTTTTTGGTGTTGCAAATGTCCAGCTGCCATCAGATGCTTGTGTTGCAAGTGCATAATGCACATTGGTTAAACCAAATGTTACTTTATTACTCATTGTTATAAAACCTCCATTTTTATTTCATAGACACGGTTAATAGAACCGTCTTCATTTTGATATTCTGTTAACATGTGAAACTCATATCCAGCTAAAGATAAAGACACCTCAAGTTTTTCTTCTAACTCAAGGTTCTTTTCTTTTGTAATCATATTGATTTGGATGGTTAATATGCGCATTTGAACTTTATCATCTGCATAGATACTGCCTCTATTTGAAATCTCTTGATAAATGATATACGTATCACTTTGATCGAGATTTTCTTTCTTACCATAACTCACCCGTCCTGGTAACACATGATTTAATACTTGATAAAGCGGTTCGAATAGTTCACGCATAATTAATCACCTTTTGTTATGATGTCTTTTATTGCTTCTAGCATCTTTGGTGTAAAGATGTCATAGGCAGGTCTTAAGAAAGGCCTAGGTCCGATATACTTTCCACTTCTATGGGTATAGCCAAACTCAAGTAAATGCGTCAGTCCACCTTTACCTTCAGAATAAATTGAAACTGTTTTGTTCATACCTGTTCCAGATTCTACTTTTGTAAATGTATCTGCAAAAGCATTTTTGTTTCCACTTCGCGGCGCGTTACTTTTAATATAAGTAATGATGTCATCGGCTGTACTGTTTAGATTTTCATCTAGCTTTGGGATAATCTTTTCAACATAGTCTTCAACCATATTACTTAATAATTCACAAAGATTATCAACTGTAGCCAATGATATCACCTAACTTAATAGTTGTCCGTTTCAGATAGAGTTCAATAAACTGTCCAGCTTGATAGGTTCTTTCTACTTTATAAATGACACTACCAATATCTACATATTTTGAATTGTCATAAATAAAACTTTGAACCTTAACGGCGACGTCTATTCTGATATCTGAACGTTTACTTTCGTAATATTCTCTTGAAGTAATCGAAAAATTAATACCAACTACTTCTTTTTTTGATATAAACTGATAGTTCATCACACCCATGGTGTTTGGAACCATCTCCAAGGTTAGTAAGTGCATTCTTATATTGGGGGAATTAGGATACATTTGTCACGCTTCCTTTTGTTAATGCGAGTTGACCTACCAGCAGATCAAATGACTTCGGTAGTTCTTTTGCACTCCCATCGTTTTTAAAGCCGTAAAATGTCTTCACATAAATAATAATGACTGTACTAACCATTGGATTTGATTCGTCATTTATATAAGAAGGATCAATTCCACAGCTCATTAAGTAATGCTTACAGCTATTGATGTGTGTATTTAACTCATCATCCGCATAAGTCTCTACCTGGGGGATAAGTAGTGCTTTTTTTACAATATCTAATATGGCCATAAAATCAATCCTTTCTTAACAAGATTATCCTGTTGGTGCAGCTTTCTTTTTAATACGTAAGAAGCCGTTATATCCAACGACATTACCACCGGTAAAGACTGACGCCTTATAACTGATGATACCGTCTTTAAATTTGTAATCTGTTGATTTTCCAATTTCTACTGGTGAGAATACAGGAACTTCATAGTTTTTAAGTGCACCATAAGCAATACCGTATTCACCCACTGCAGTATTGCTATCTGAAATAGCTTTACAATGTGAGTTAATGATATAAGGAATACCATCAATCGTCTTATTGACATAATCAATGGTGTGAACTTTACGTCCTTCTTGGGTCTTAAGTCCAGCAAATGCTCTTAAGTCATTCTTATTCAAGATAAGAACTGCACCACCTTCGATTTCTTCATCGCCACCATAAGCAAAGACAATGTCATCAAGTGTTGAGTCAGTGATAGCTTCAATTTCAAGTGGTGCTTTATCTGCAAGTGCTACTGCAGATTCACTAAAGATACCTGTAAAAGTATTAGTTGTTCCTGCCCCACGTAAGATTTGTTCACTGATTTTTTTCTTAAGTGAAATATTGATGTTTCTTAAGACTTCTGCTTGATAAGGAATGGAAGGTAGTTTTTCTAACTCTTCAGTAATTTCTGTATAAGCAGTAATCTTTACTTTTGAAATGGTTAAATAACCAAATGCAGGTTCTGTTTCTGAATAAGCTGCACCTTCTGCGGTGGTTCCAGCAATACCATTGGCTTTAACAAATGATTTCTTATAGGTTTCACCACCATTAAGGTTAATCACATTCACACGATCAACTAAACTTGACACTTGAGCAAATGGAACTGGTGCAAGGTTCGTTGATGTATGATCTGGCAGTAAAATCTCTGAACTTGATACTTGAATGACTCTGCTTTCTTTTAAACTTTGTCCTCTGGTTTCTAGTTTCTCTTTATCCACTATTTGGCGGTTATCAATTTGAATGGGTTTAAATTCAGTTTTTGAAGCAATTAACATCTTCTTATCAATTGATGTTCTTTCTTCTTGAAGGGTTGTTGTTTCTGATTCTAAAGCTTCTAGTTTTTCTAGATCGGACTCTGTGTCCACTAAGCTTCTGATTTCTTTTAAGCGTGTTTCGATTTCTTTTCTTCTTAATTCTAAATTCATGATTTAATCTCTCCTTAGATTTGAGTTTTAATTTTGATACGTTTTTTGATTAAGTCTGATTTTTCTTTTTGCTCTGCTAACTCCATAGTCTTTAGTTCCAAATCCATGGACTCTAAAGAGCGAGCGTATATAGAGGTTGCATCATATGCTGGCGTATCCACAACCGACACATCATACAAACGTTCTATCTTTGTAATGGTTCTTTTAGGAATAGAACCCTCACGGTTCCATACCTGTTCATCAACGGTAAAAGCAAAACTCATCTTATCTAAAAGTCCACTTTTTACCATTTTATAGATATCTTGGTTATGGCTTGTATCTAAGAGTTCTGCTCTTACTTTTAAACCGATATGATCTACGGTTAGTTCAAGTGATTTATTCTTGGTTCTAGCAATAATTAAAAAGGAGTCCATATGATTGTATTTCATAGGAACATCCTTCATTTTAGTCTCTTGTAGGGCTGTCGGTGATATCTCTTCTATGAATCCATAAGTCTCATCACCAATTAAAGTTTCATTGTTAAAGACTAATGCATAACCCTCTAGTATCATCTTGTCTTCATCTTCATGAAGAACTACATCAGCAAGTCTCGTTTCTTTAATCATGGGTTCTAACCTCTACTTTCTTTACTTGTTTAGGTTTTGTTTCTTGTTCGTAATCAAACTCAAGTTCTGCATCTTTATACGCGAATGTTTCTAGCTTTTCCTTCTTACAAAAATCAGTGATGGTCTTTGTCTTTTCTTTTTGTGTTTCCAAGATACTTTTTAATGCTTCATTCGATATTTTTCCATTAATCGTTACTTTCATGTTCTTCTTCCTCTTTCTTTCCAACTTGATATAGGTTTGCTTTATCTGCATCTACAAAGTTTAATGATTGAAGTCGTTTGTTTCCACCTTCGATAGGTTCTAATCCAAGTAATGCTCTTGATTCATTAAGTGACATAATCCCTAGGCTCATCAGTTTTTCAATGGCAGTTACTTTTGTGTTCCAGGAAGCGTATTGTAACCTTTCACTAAAGAACACAATCTCTTCACCACGTTCTAATTGATTATTGGTAAGAAGTCCTATAGAAAAAGCCTCGCTAAGTTGAATAGCTAGAGGCTCAATGGTTGACTCGTAAAACGAGTTATATTCATCTTCTGTATACTTGTTTGTAAATATCGGAACTGATACTCCAAAATAATCTAAAATCTTTGACTGCAAGAATTCTAGTGTATCTTTATCAATGAGTTTTGGGTCCACATCTAAAGGGATATATTCACTCTTTAAATCAATCGGTATAATCGAACTTCCTTTATTATTCACAGAGTCAGAGAGTGCACTATCGAAGAGTTCTCTTTGTTTTTTCTTATCGACTTCTGATAACATCCCGTTCATCTTAACGATCCCTTTGATCTGCATCGATGACTTGATCGCGTTATCTATACCCTGAAGCAAGCTATCATTAATTGAGATGGTTTTAAGTATGGCTTCATGATCTCCACTTGATCCATTACCACCAAAGATATCGTTCTGTCCATAATGTTTTCTTAAGTGAATGATATTTTCATAAGGAAGTGTATAAGAATCACCATTTTCAAATAAAAATTTAATAAAATAATGTTCTTGTTGATCGATGACCATTTCAACCGTAATGGGTTTAAGTGGATAAAGACCGATAAGATGGCCAGTGTATTTGTCAAACCTTGGATAAATAAAGGCATTATCATTTAATAGTAAGTTTGTAACAACCTTATAGATAAAATCATAAGGTGTCATAATCTCATTAGGTTTATGTTTCAAAAGAAAAGACAGTTTTCCGCTTTTCTCGGAGACTGTCTTATCGTTTTCTGTTTTGATATATCTTGGTTTTAGTTTAGCGCACTGACTGGCCACACGATCGATACAAATCTTAACCACATCGCTTTTTGAAATATTGGTTCCAAAAGGTGTATAAAATGTATTTGTGTTATTGATGATTTGTAATGCATCAATTGAGCCAGTTTTATTTTTTCGTTTAAATATCAGCATTATTTTCTCCCTAAATTAAAAGCTAAAAACCGATAACTAACAGTTTCTTAGTGTTGGATATTTCTGTCCGCTACGCTCTAAAATTTCATTTTTAACTTTGTCATCATTTGAACTCCTAAAAGTATTAACATCAGCATATGTAATATTATGTACTTTCATTTCATGACCCTCATTATTGCAATAAATCATAGTACATTCATTTTCATTATTTTGTTCATGACTTTTATATTTCATAATCACCGCTCCTTTTAGGATTTATTATAACATATTCTCGTAATCTAGTTTATACCTATTTAAGACTGTATAAGCAATTATCAATGCGACAGTTCCGTCAATTCTTTTATACTTTGAGTTAAGTTTTGAGGGTTGAATATTTCCATTTAAATCTACTTTAGCTTGTGTATTGGCAAGACACCACTTTAAGATAGGATTATTATCATAGACTATCAGTTTATTCTTTAGGTCGGCTTCCATTTGTTTCATGGGTTCTGATAATGAATAAATACCTTGTCTTACTTTCTCCATATTAAAGCCTAAGTCTTCCATTTCCTTAATCCAATATTGTGAGTTCCAAGGATCATATCCAACCCACAAAGGTCTAATACCATATGTTTGAATCATCTTCATAAACCATTTTGTAACTAAACTAAAATCATTTTGATTTCCTTCAGTCAATGTAACAAATCCCTTTTTGATCCAAATGTCGTATGGGACATTATCTTCTGTGATTCTTTTCTCTAATACTTCACTTGGCATAAAGAAATGTGGAATCACATATTTTTTACTTGAATCTCTTTTCTGAATAATAAGTATGGAGGCTGTTAAATCTGTTGTTGATGATAAGTCAACACCACCAATTGCGTAGCTGTCTCTTAGTTCATCAAGAGTGTATCTTTCCTCATTGTTCAAATCCTCATAAGATAACCAGGATCCAGAGTCTGCTTGTTTTATATTAAAATCCTTACAAAGCATAGTCACTCTTGTGGATAAGTCATGCTTGGATTTATTCATCATATCTTCTAGATAAGATGCTGTCTTTACTACACCAATACTTGGATTTGATTTCTGCCAGGTTCTTTTATCATCATAAATCTCTTTTACAGAGTCTTGTGTATAAAGCCATGGAAGCACGCGATCATCATCAATCTCGCCTTTAATCATCTTTCTTGCATAATCTAGTTTATTGTCTAAGAAACCACCGATGGTTGTCCCTTCAGTGGTTATGATAAAAATCAGTGGTTCTTTCTTTGTTGATTGTGACTGCTTAATTGCATCATAGACTTTTGAATCAGTCATCTCATGAACTTCATCAATACATCCAACTTCAATGTTATATCCATCTTTATTTCTTGATTGTGCAGATAATTTTTTTATCTTATTTTTTGTTTTTGGTGAGTATATGAAAAAGATATTTTTCCTGCTTCTTGTGTCTTTAGAAAGTGATGGAGATTGTTCTCTCATGTTGTTGATCTCTTCAAATAGAATATTGGCTTGTTCTGTTGTATTTGAAGCACATACAATATCAACACCACCACTTGATAGAAAGAACTCTGCTAAATCAAGGCCAGCAATAAATGTTGTCTTACCGTTTTTTCGTGCAATTAAAAGTATAACTTCATTAAACCTTCTTAGTCCTGTATCAACCATTTTAAATCCATACGCTGTTTGGATGATTGCCTTTTCCCAAAGTTCTAATATAAAGGGTTGCCCATTAAAAGGTGATTTAGTGTGTTTGCAAAATGTTTCAATGAAATCAATTCTTAATTTTCCTGGTTGTTCATCAAAGACATACTTTGAATTGTCTAGGTCAATAATCAAACGATCAAGTTGTTTTTTTAACTCTTCACCGACTAGGATATTACCAGTATTAACTTCGTTATAGTATTCAACTAGATAGTTCATTCACTTGCCCTTTTGAGAAATTCATCAAATGCATCATCTCCATCATTCACTTGTGTTCCTAGAATTGAATTCAAAGTTTTAATGACAGTTCCATAAGAATTTACTAGTTTAGTATAATACTTAGCTGCTTCGGTTTGTCTTTGAGCACCTTTAGTAGAAATTTGTATTGCACCATACTTAATCATTTGCTCTTGAAGCTTAGTTAGTTCTACTTTCATAAAAGCTGCTTGTTGTATCAAGTTATCTACTAGTTCTGCTTTGGTTTCATCAACCGATGAAAAAAGCGACCGCAGTCGCTTGTATTCTGTATTTAATAAATCATTTTCCAATTTTACTAAGTTGTTCATATGCTGATATCCCTTTTGAAACTAATTGTAATGAGTGTTTAAATCCGAAATGTAATCTAGGCATAAAACTTATCATTGAGGAATGTACCAAACGATATAGTTCATAGATCAATACCTCAACTTCATTCATTAATTCTTCAATAAAATCTAAATCAATATAATCATAATCCCCATATGTTTTTGTAGTAAAATGCGCTATTAACTTATTCCTTATATCTTTCATATTGTTTATCGACTTTTCATGTGAATCAACATAGGTATTATATCTAGCCACTATATTATCAAATAGTTTTTGAAAATTCATCTGATAATTATTGAATATCTTGTCTCCTATTTGAATATCATTGCTTTCATTACAATTAGTGATATTAACATTAGAAATCAGTTTATCAATACATACATCATCTGGATAATATTTTTTATTAATATTAATTATACTAGTGAGTTCAATTATGAATGACCTAAGATATACAAGATATGTTGCATTATAAAAATCAAGATGTGATCCTTTAAATCGACTATCTATTTTAAGTTCTTTATAGTTCTTAATAAAATCAAATAAATCCTTAGTGTACAAGTATTTATTTACTAACAAATTAAGACCATCTTCACTATCTTTATCAATTTTCATTTTGGTGACTTTAAAATCAGCTTTATACATCTTTAACTCCCCTTCATAATTAAAATTCTAAATGATTATATGAATTTTCAAAAAAAATTCCTTGTGTTTTTTAATCGTCCCCCTACGCGGTACCCTGTCCGTAGGGAGTTATGTCAACCCGGGGGTCATATTAAATCATTTGATATTTTGACTTTCTTTTTAAATACTAATGTCAATATCAAAGAAACAATAACGATAGATGAATCAATCTTATCAAACAATGTGGTTGACCATAAATAATCCAGGGCTAAAAACTCCCAAGCCAATTTTACTGTTGCAAACGAAATAAACTGAATCGTAAATAAATCAATAACTGTTAAATTAAGTTTGAAAATTTTAAGCCTATTTATCAATATCAGAGATAAAGCAGGTAAAGAATATATTAGTATTCTATATGTTATTAACAACAAATGACTAGATAAACGATACGACTCGTCTAATTGCTCCCACAATAACCCTGAATCAAAAAGTGCAAAAATAACGGTAATGATTACAAATTCAATAATACAGAATATACCAAGTAAGTATTTTCTAAACATGTTCTTTACGAGAAGTTTAGTACTGATAATATTTTATCAAGCAAGCTTCTATCTCCACCATATTTGTTAGTGATTTCAATCAAATAATCCTTTACTCTAATTCTGTCAACTTCATTATATCCATCGCCTTTATCATAACCATCGATGATGTCATCAACATACTTTTTCATTTTCTTTTTAATATCTTGTGTTAGAAATCGACCTGCTGCTTGAACTACATTTGTTAGAATGAAATCATATTTTTCTAATGTTTTATTAAACTTTTTCAAACTATCACAAAGTTCATTATTTTTTGTTGCTGGAACTTTGTCAATCAAATCATGAAACTTAGACTCTAATTCTAATCTTTCTTCCTTTAACACAATATCACCTCATTTACTTAATTATATCAAATTTAATTAACTTATACGAGGTTATCTGGGAATTAAGTTCCCTTCATCATCAAATTCTTTCTCTTTTGAAAAACGATTGTGTTCTTTATTGTGGCAATCCTTACAAAGAAGTTCTAAGTTCTCTTGATTTAAACTCACTGATGTATCTGCTACGTTAGCAATAGTAAGTCTAATTTTATGATGCACTTCTTCACCTACACGCTTACAGCGTTCACATCTACCATCTTGCTCCTGGTACTTGATTTGTCTTGCGACTTGCCATGCTGCAGATTTATAGAAGTTGTGCAGTATCTTAGGTTTCTTCATAAAGACGTTTTAATTGTTCAGCTTTATCTTTCACATGTTCCCACTTCACAGGTAAATCAACTCTACCAAAATGTCCATACTTTGCTAGTTCTTTGAATTTCACATTTGAAAGATCAAGTTCTTTTTTCATTGATCCTGGTTTGAAGTTAAATACATGTTCAACTAAACTTTGAATTTCACTATCATCAGTGACACCTGTATCAAAGGTATTTATCAAGATACTTGTTGGCTCTGCAACACCAATCGCATAGCTTAAACACACTTCGCAGTGTGTCGCTAAATTTGCCGCTACAACGGCTTTTGCTACAAATCTTGAATAGTAAGCCGCACTGCGATCAACCTTGCTTACATCCTTTCCTGAGAAGGCACCACCACCGTGTCTAGCATAGCCACCATACGTATCAACAATGATTTTTCTACCCGTTAAACCTGAGTCTGCTTTAGGTCCACCAATGATAAACTCTCCTGTAGGATTAATTAAAAGTCGTGTATTTTTAATGAGGTCTTCTTGTTCCATAGAGTTAAAGATAATCGCTTTAATGATATCTTCATAGAATGCTCTTGTAACGCCTGGTTTTGTTTGTGCTGATACGACAATGACTGGTATATTATATGGTTTACCATCTTTGTAATCTACACTCACTTGGCATTTGCCATCAGGACCAAAGATATGACTGTATTTCTCTTTTCTAGCCTTATCCATACCTTTTGCAATTCGGTGTGCAAGGATGATTGGAAGTGGCATGAGTTCTTCTGTTTCGTTACACGCATAGCCAAACATGATCCCTTGATCACCTGCACCTTGTTCTTTACTGGATGATGCATTGACACCCAATGCAATATCAGGTGATTGTCTGCTTATCAATTCCATGACAACAAATTCATCATCATAGCCTATATCCTTTAACACTGTTTTTGCTACTGCTTTGTAATTAACTAAAGCTGTTGTTGTGACCTCACCAAAGATGAAGACAAAGTTATCCTTGATAGCTGCTTCAACTGCAACCCTAGCTTCTTTATCTTGTTCTAGTATGGCATCTAATATCGCATCACTGATTTGGTCGCAGACCTTATCTGGATGTCCACTAAAGACTGACTCACTTGTAATTCTTTGCATGTTTAAATCCTCCTCTTTAAGCACTAAAAAAGGAGCTATTCGCTCCTAAGTTCTGCTTTTGATATAAATGCTGCATACCTTGCATAATGATATCCTTCACTTTCAATCAAGATACCAAAATCATCTTCATTCGACGTAACGAAAATGCAATGATAAACATTTTCTTTATCACAATACATCAACTCAACGTTTTCTTTAATAAAATCATAGTCATCAAGTGGATGATTTAAAAACTTATCAAAGTCTTTCTTATCTAGGACAATCTCTTTTTCTATGATGAACTCATCTTGAGGTATTAGATCTTGTCTTTCAGGCTTTCGTATAAATCTAGTTTTCATCTTTTAATCTCCCATGCTGTATAAACTGAACGATAACTACAATCCCAAGTATCATAGATGACTCCATCAATACATGCTGTAATGTGTCCAGCCATTTTTAAAATGTACGTTCCAGTTGGATGTAGTTCTGTAAAATCGCTACCTTTAATTCTTGGTTCACCTTTTACAGGTTTAAATATCAGTCTTGGATAATCTTTCAAATAATCATATAAAAACTGCGTATCTTTATAGTTTGAATATCCGAGTCCTTTTTTCTTTTTATTGAGGTCTCTTCTAACTTCGAGATAATCAGTGTCGGTTGCTGTTGCAATAGCTCTTACGACACAATCCGTTGTTTTAATACCTTTAGGATGAGCATTGTATTCTTTAAACATTGTCAGCCCACCCTTCATTCATCCAAGCCACTAGCACTTTGATTGATTCTGTACCAAAGAGTGGTGTATCAAAATCGTTTCTTTTGCCATAGACTGTATAACGGTTTTCTTCTCTAAAACAATTGATTTGAATGGTAAAAAGTGTATCACCTGATTCAATGTCTGCAATTCTAAAATCATCATATAAAGGTCCAGCAAGTGGACAGTTATTCTTGAACCACACATACATGTTATCAAGATTAAGTTTTCCACCGTCTTTAAATTGTTTGATGATGTTTCCCATGCGTTTGGTTTTATTTGCTAGACTCTCGTCTTTACAAAACCAATCGTACCAACCTGCTTTAATTTGTGTTTCTAAATCTTTTGAATCGAAATCGCCTTGATTGAAATTTTCAATCCATGTTCTTAAACTAAGTTCTTTTCGCATCTTTTATAGTCTCCTTATCATTTTTGGGTTACTATATATATCACTCTAAAGGCTTATAATAGCAAGTATTTTTTTTACTATAGTGAGATATTATTGAAAAACTCAAAAGCGCTTAATGGAGACTTCTTTCCATTTCTAATCAAATAACAATCATCAAGTGATGCTTTATGCTTGATGTATCTTTTGACAATGACATCAACAAATCTTTCATCTAGTTCCATGAGACATGATTTACGATCAAGTTGATCAGCTGCAATCATTGTTGAACCTGAACCACCAAATAAATCAAGAATCGTTTCATGACGTCTGGATGAGTTAGCGATTGCTTTTCCAACAAGCTCCAATGGTTTCATGGTTGGATGCTCTTCGTTCTTTCTTGGTTTGTTATACTCCCAAATCGTATCTTGCGAACGGTCATCTACAAAGTAATGAGCAGCACCTTCTTTCCATCCATAAAGAATGGGTTCATGTCTCCAGTGATAATCTTGTCTACCTAAGACCAGTGCATTTTTAACCCAGATTAAACATTCAGCAAGTTTAAATCCAGCATTCTTATATGCATTTCTAAAGTTCAAACCTTCAGTATCTGCGTGGCAAACATAGATTGCACCACCTGGTTTAATGTTTTCAAACATATTATTGAACGCATCGTATAAAAAAAGATAGAAGCTATTATCTTCCATCTTGTCATTTTTAATCTTTCCAGCCGTTCCTTCATAATCAACGTTATAAGGAGGATCGGTAAATATCATATCAACCTTAACATCATCAACTAATTTTTTTACATCATTACTAGAAGTTGAATCGCCACACATTATTCTGTGACCACCAAGTTCATAGATGTCGCCCAGTTCAGAAAACGGAGTCTCTGGTATTTCATCACTGATATCAAAATCATCATCTGTTGCATTATCTGGTACTAGTGATTCTAACTCTTCAAAACCAAATTGAAGCATATCCATATCAATGTTGAAAAGTTCTTCTTCTAACTTTGAGAAATCCCAAGTCGCAAGTTCAGCTGTTTTATTATCAGCTAAACGAAACGCTTTGATTTGGTCTTCTGTTAAGTCATCAGCAATGATACAGGGTACGCTTTCTAATTCAAGCATTTTAGCCGCTTTAAGCCTTGTATGGCCAGCAATGATCACATGATCGGATGTGATCACAATAGGCACCTTAAAGCCAAATGCTTTGATACTGTTGGCCACTGCTTCAATAGCTACCTCGTTATTTCTCGGATTGTTTTCGTATTCTAATAATTGGGTTACTTTCTTCATGACTAAATTCATTCGACCAAACCTCCTCACCTTTTTCTAATCGTTTATTCATCAGTTCTATTTCTTCTTTTTTATCGTTGTATTCAAGACCAAATTTGACGATGAGCAAATACTTAATCGCAGCTATCTCAGGTAACGATCGCTTTTTATATTTAGTGATCCGTTTTTTCGTACCTGTCTTTGTTTCTTCAATGACGGTTTGAGTTTCTTCATATTCAAAACCTATCGCTCTTTGAAGCATCGCATCAATTAAGTTTTGTTTTAATTCCTCATCACCATATTGAAAAGCGTTGTCTAGCTCTTGATGTGACTTTCTCAATTTTATGAGTGTTTTTTCAGAAACACCCAAGTATTGAGCAATCTGTTTTTGAGTCGCTCTTTTAGATATCATCTCTGATATCGTTTTTAATTTAGATTCGAGATTTCCCGACTCTTTCCAACGCTCATAGGTATCAAGCATTTTTCCTTTCATTAAACCACTCCAACTGTTAACTAATAAAAAACATTTTACAGTTGGAATACTACATGTATCTCTGCAAAAACAAAAAAAGAACCCATATAAATGAATTCTTTTCGCTTCTAGGCTGATCTTATAGCCAGTATTCCATTTGTTTATACACTTTTGTCATTTTAATACTATCACACCATTGACAGTTTCACAATTTGTCATCATTGTTCAATCTTGCCTTTTTCTTGAAATAGAATTTGGTTCAGTGCTTTTTCGTGCCACCTTCTTATTGTCGATGATGAATAGACTAAGTTTTTTGCAATTTCATTCCAACTTAGCCAATCAATATAACGATAGATCAAAATCCTTTTAAATTTTGAATCATCAAGTTTATCAATCATAGAAATGACCTCGCCTTTGATGATTGGAAGTTTTCTTTTCATTTGTAGAATAGTATGCTCGTTTTCCAATGTTTTTTGTATCCACTTTTCAAAAGGTGCTTTTAAACTTTTGGTGCCATCCACGCGTATCTGGTCAAAACTGATACCAGGTATGGAGTTTGCTAGACGTATAAATTCTTCTATTTCTTCTTCCATCTGTTTAATCTTTTCTTTAGTGTAGTGATATCTGCTAAGATAATCTCTTATTTGCATTTTCATTTCTCCTTGTTTGTTTTTATACTTTAAGTGATTGTTGCCTTTCTGTTAAGCAAGTAAAAACTGTAGTTGTTTACCAGTTCAAATCAATGTTTTTATAGACATTGGTCATTACTCACTTTTAACAAGGCTGTTTTATGCATTTCATGAAATCAATGTTTTCTCATAAAAATGCTTGTTCAATGCCATGAACAATGGCGTATGTTTTCGTATAGTTATTACTATGAAATATCTTTCATATCGCTGACATTCACATCTATTAGTGACACCACATTTATGAATGAAGTAGTGATTTAAATAGGTCTTCTAGAGATGTATTACTATGTTCTTTTGTTAATTGTTCTAAGTTATTTCTGATCGAGGATTCAAAAAACTTATATCGATCATCAATATTCGTATTTGATCTTGATGAATAATTACATAAATACCTTACTGCTCTATATAATAAATCTCCGTCATAACTACGTAATAGATCTTCAAACAGCTCATTATACTTATAAATATCTAAAGAGTATTCATTAATGTAGCGGTATTCGATTAAACAGCTCGTTAGATAATGCTTTTTAGGTGCATGTTCTATGCTGTCTTTCATTTTTTGATCTTTAATCTTTTGTATCTTTGGTTTCTTCTGTTGCTCTTTTTTAACTTCTTCAAAGATTTCAATAGAATCCTGTATATCATCTAACAACCAATACTTCGATAAATCTTGGTTTTTACGACTTCTTGTCGCTACTAAAAATCGTTTTTGGATCCCTCTGGAAGTAATGATGTTTTGATTTAATAAATCTTTATCAATCAAATCAATATAGGCTAAATACAAGATAATTTCTTGCAGTTTATTTTTCCCGTTGATATATTTCCCGCCAATACCATTAAGCAAGATGTAGGCCAAATCACCAGTTGATGCTTCCAGATAGTATCCGTTCATGAAAACATGAGTGAGTATGAGCAAATAAGACATAAATCCAAGCGGTCCATAACGGTGCATCAATTTAATAATCTTGGCATCACTAAAGATATTAACATCTAAATTGAAGAAATCTAATCCTAGACTACTTTTTGACATAACGTGGATGCTCCACTTCTGATAGCTGTTTTAAGAAGTCATCAATATGTTTTTTTGAGAAACGCCATTTATTAGCAATTTTGATTCCTCTAAGTTTTCCTGTTTTTATGTAAGTATAAATTGTTCGTGGTGTGACACGTAGATTCATTGCCACTTCATTAATTGTATAATGTGTAATATCTTCTTTTATCATTTGTTTTCTTCCTCCTCTTCATCAAATAAATAATTATTAATTCGAAACTCTGAATCATCGTTAATGCGATTAATGTTATGCGCATAAATCAAAGTTGTTTCGATATTTTTGTGTCTTAGTAATTGTTGGGTAGATTCTAATGATCCTCCAGCTTGTAAATTTAAATATGCTGTTGTATGTCTTAATGAATGTGGTGTATGCTTTGCATTATAAATGCCCGCTTGTTTCATTAAAATGGTAATTGCTCTTCTTAATGTATTAGATGATAACTGCTGACAACTTGATGTTTCTCCATGTGTAACAAACAAATATCTAGAATTATCTTTTCTACGATTTAAGTAATCATTTAATGCATCTGTTACTTCTTGAGATAGCTTTACAAATGTATCTGCACCATCTTTTCCCTTACCATGAACATATAAAATCGAAAATTTGAATAGTTTCGATAAATCTGCTTTCATCGCTCTTACCACTTCTATAGAACGAACTCCTGTAATAATCATTAAAAGAATAATCGCATAATTGCGATAACCTGTGATATCGGTTTTATGTTGTCTGGCAACTTCAATGAGTTTGATTGCTTGTTCTTTATTGAGTGGCTCTTTTTTATAATTACGATCAATTTTTGCGCCTTTTATTTGCTCTGCAATATTAAACTGATAGATCTCCTCAAATTCAAACTGTCTTTGATTAACCTTTAGCCATTGGTAAAAATTCCGGATGACTACTATTTGTTTTTGAATGGTATTTGCTCTTAGCCCTTCTTCCCACATTTGTTCTCTATAATCAATAATGTCTGAACGTTTAGCATATTGGATGTTATGTCTTTTTAAATAGCGAACATAACGTAACAATAACGCCTTGTAGCTATTAACACTATTTTTCTTAATATCAAGGTTTTCACAATATAGTTCAATTAGCGGTTCTAAAGGATGTGCTTTAATCATGTTTTTGGTTCTCCAGGTTTTGTTATTTAGGATTTAATAAATAATTTCTTTGAGTAATATAGTGGTGGAACACTTTTATCTTTTCTTTATCCATTTATCTTTTACTTCACTTCCTTTTACTTTATAGATTTTTTGCTTCAAAATTGGCCAATTTTGATAGGTATAAGAAACACAAAAAGTTGATTTTCATCAACTCGTTCTTAAGGATTAGGAGTTTTTTTACGCCATATCAAACTTATTGTTGATGATATATAAACACCATCAAACACAACCTTGAACACAGTATGTAACATTCCACACACGGGACGTAATTTTGGTGAAAATCGTCTTGGTGAAATATCGATGCATTTTATAAGTTTGACTGGATTTCTCCAATCATTTAGCTCGAGTCAGTCTCTTTGCATAACCAATTCTACCAATACATATTTGATTTTCTTTGAAAAAAAATTCAATCCAAAATCATAGCACATATGGCAAAGTGAAGTTTTCAAGAGAACACCAAATTAAATTATTATTTTTCATAACTAAGTATATGCATTTCATAGCAACAGCATATTCTAAACTCTACAAGACTTACATATGGAAAAATAAGGGAATTTAATAATACCTTGATTTTTAAATACAAACGTAATAATAATCTTATTTTTCTATAAATATAATGAGATAAAATCATTATATTTTAATGTATAATATTTTTATCTGTGCAATTTAAAGGAGGTAAATTGAAATGAAAATTAAGTATCCAAAAATAGGAAGAATGATGAGAGATCGAGCTGGTTATTCACAAAGTTACTTAGCTACACTATTAGACAATCAATTTAGCGTCTCATCTATTAGAAATTATGAAATTGGCGTGCGTGATGCTCCAGCATCTTATCTACTAGCTTTGTCCAATTTATACCACTGTACTTTACCTGATTTGTTTGATGAAGAGAAAAAATATTATATGTATTCTAATATTGATATGCTTAACTACTCTTACGTTAATCATCAATCTAAAATTGAAAAACCAGAAGTGAAATTTGCCTACAGTTATGATCGGAATATTCATACAGATAAGTACGATTACCTATACTATCTACTAACAGCAGATGATCAGACATTAAACCTTCCGATGGGAACCCGATTGCTTGTACAAATGAAAGGTAAAGAAATGATCGATGTGAATTACAGCGAAAAAATATATTTAATTTCTGTAGATAAAGAAACACATCCGGATTATGATTATGAGAAAAGTTACCAGCATAATCCACACTTCAAAAACACTCAAACAAAACAAATTTTCACCAAAGCAAAGCTTATTAAAGACTTACCTAACAAAACTGTCATGTATTATGATGGTAAAATCGTACGACTTATGAACTACAGAAAATTTAAGAATATGATTGATGGTGTTGTACATAAATATATTTTTGATGAAAATATTGATGATTTTGCATTAATGCCATCTGAAGATGGTTTTATTTTACAATAAGCTATGATATAATATTTTTGGTGAAAATCGAAAACGGGACATGTTCTCTCTTATTTTAGAGGGACGTATCTCGTTTTTTTGTATTTATTGATATTGCTCCCTTCAGAATGGACTATTGACTTGATAAATAACTACTTAGAGGTAATATACACAGTAACAAAGAGGAGGTTTTCACCATGAACACATATGTAGAAATCATCGAACCCAAAATACAATATAAAGATGAAAAAACAAATGTAATTAATGTTAAAAGAAAAGTTGCAGCTTATGCAAGGGTATCAACTGATGAAACTGATCAATTAAACAGTTATCAAGTGCAAATTAAAGAATTTACAGAAAGAATTAAAAGTAATCCGGAGTGGGAATTTGCTGGTATGTTCTCTGATGAAGGGATTACTGGAACTAGCATGAAAAAGCGGATTGGCATGCAAAAAATGTTAGAATCAGCTAGAAATGGTGAGATTGATATGATCATCACCAAGTCAATTTCTCGTTTTGCAAGAAACACAGTTGATATGCTTACTGTTATTAAAGAGATGCGCGAAATCAATGTTGAGATTTATTTTGAAAAAGAAAATATCAGTAGTGCTGATTCGAAGATTGACTTTATCTTAACTATCATGTCTTCTATTGCGCAAGAGGAATCCAGAAATATCAGTGAGAATACAAAATGGGGATTTCGAAAAAGGTTTGCTCAAGGACAATTATTGATGAATACGACCAATTTCTTAGGGTATGACAAAGATGAGGAAGGTCAATTAGTCATTAACACAGAACAAGCAAAAACAGTTAAGTACATTTTTAATCAATATTTAAATGGTATGGGAATTTCTAAGCTTGCTAAGCATTTAACCGATAAAAGATTTAAAAATGGTCGTGGTGCAGTCGTTTGGTATGCTGATACTGTTAAAGAAATTTTACGAAATGAGAAATATGCTGGAGACCTTATGCTTCAAAAAACTGTGACGGTTGATTATCTTTCACATAGAACAATAGCAAATGATGGACATGCAACAAAATACTATATCAAAGATAATCACAATCCAATCATCGATAGAGAAACCTTTGATATCGTGCAAACGATGATGCATGCGAGAGATATTATCTTAGCCAATGATAATTTAGAACGTTTTAAACATCTCGCTCAAAAGCCAATCAAAGGACTTGTCTACTGTGGTAGATGCAAACGCATGTACCGCTCAAAGATGCACAACTCTGGAACAACATTTAAAAAGAGTATGCTGAAATGCCATACCGATAGAAATAATCCACATAACTGTGATAACCCTTCTATTCATGAACCATTAGTAGAGCGTGCAACTCTTCATCTTATTAAAGAACTTACAAGGACTGAAGACATGCAGAAAGAGCTTTTAGCCTTTATGGAGCAATCACTAGAGCAAATCAATTCACATGAGCCGCTTAAAAAGCTCAAAGAAAAAAGTATTGATCTAGCGAACGAACTCAAAAAACATGTCAGAAGCAAAATACGTTCTGGCATGTCTGATGAAGAATACGATACTATTTACAAACAGATTGAAAGTGAGCTAGAACAATGTGAAATAGACATTGTTAATCTTAGAAATGAAATCAATAGAGAACTTCTTACAAGAAGACGTTTATACGCGTTAACGAACTTTATTGAATCAAACTATGAAGATAAACGCATTATCAAGAGTTTTTTTGGGATGATTCTTGTCGATGGTAAAAATCATCTTAAATATGTAATTGATAATACATTTTCAATTATTGATGAGTTGCATGAACAAATTGATAAACTCAACAAATGTAAACCTTTCTTAAAAGGTCAATATTACGATGAGACAACAAATAATACAGTAACCTACGAGGTAATTAAATATGAGGGACATTAAAGTTATTGAATCCAAACAATCAAAAGGATCAAAACATATTATCAAACGCGTTGCAGCGTATGCGCGAGTATCTACCAAACAAGAAATGCAAGAATCTTCTTTAGATCTACAAGTCAGGCATTATGCGAAAGAAATCATTTTCAATCCAGATTATATTTTTGCAGGAATTTATTATGACCATGGAAAAAGTGGCACTTCCATGAAAAAAAGAGATGGCTTACAAGCATTATTAAAAAAAGTATATGCTGGCCATATCGATTTAGTATTAGTCAAATCATTATCACGCTTTGCGAGAAATACGATCGATGCATTAAATGTGATCAGAGAAACCAGAAAATTAGGAGTAGAGTTCTTCTTTGAAAAAGAAAACCTTTCTTCACTAGATAGTACCATCGATATGATTCTTACAATGATGGCAGGACTTGCTGAAGCGGAGTCTCAACAAATATCATCAAATATTACCTGGGGACATCGTAGTCGTGCTAAAAGTGGAAAAGTCAGAATATCCCCTTTACTAGGATATGATATTACCAAAGATAGGAAATACATCATTAATGAAATGCAAGCGAAAACTGTGAAAGCAATTTTTCAAATGTATCTTGAGGGAAAGAAAATAAGTGATATTCTTCAACACTTGCAAGAACATGATTTCAGAAAAAGTAAGGAAGATAAATATTTAAATTCTCAACAAATAAGAAATATATTAAGCAATGAAAAATACATTGGTAGAATGATATTTGGAAAAACTTTTACAAAAGTTGATGGACGTGAAAAAAAAGTTGTTATCAATCATGGTGAACAGCCAAAATACATTATTAATAATCATCATGAAGGCATTGTTGATTTAGAAACATTTAATAAAATTCAAGAAATGATTAAAGAGCAAAAAGAAAAAAAGAAATATAAACCAAGAATGGATTATAGCAACTATGAGAAGTTCGCATATTCTGTACCTCATGAAGCATACGTATTAAGAAAACAAAAAGGTACCATTAAAGATGCAGATGAACAAACTACACCTTATTTGCATAAATCAAAGGTGTCCGGTTTTTATGTAAAACACGTATCCAAAGTCCTCTTCCGCTCTTTAAACGCACTGTCGCGAAAATTTGGCCGAATGGAAGCATTATTTGATGCTCAGGTTGATGATATTCTTTCAAAACAAAAGCAGATCAAGAAACTGAATCAACAAGAAAAACTACTAGAAAATTATATGAGACAGTATTATATATTAGAGCGTAAAACTTTAAAGGACAAAAAGGATCGAATGTTACTTTACGAACTAGAAACTCTCATCATACAAGAGAGTATGAATTATACAGTATTAGAAGATGAATACAACTATATTGAAGAACACTTCAATCATGCACTGACCATAAAAAAACAAATCAAAGAACTTAGATATCCAACTGAGGAATTAACACCAGACATTGTCAACGACATCTTCGAAGGATTCCTGATTGAAGATTATGACAGATACGTTGCATTCATCAATATTTCCAATAAACCACTCACTTCAGAAACAATGAAAAATGCAGCAGCGAATCCGCCACTGCACACAGGTGCTTATCAAACCACGGGTGCTTATAAAACCACAGGTCGACATGATGCGGAAATAAAGTGGAGCATCATTCTAATGTAGGCACAAGAAATAAAAGTTCTTATGACAAACAAAAAAACTCATATTTAAGCTAAAGGGTAGGAATTCTCCTACCTTTTTTGCTTCATGTAAGTGAAAATACAGCCTTGATTTCATAACGTTTCATAGCCATGACTATGCAACCGACAGTCCAAACTAATGGGTCACCGTGTGTTTCCATATATTTTAAATCTTCTTCACTTCTAATACCTAACAGGGTTTTCAAAGTGTTATTTTGTTCATATAGGTAAGGATCAAACGTTGATAAGCGCATTTTTTATGGCATATAAAGCCACTTCATACTCAATGTTACCTTTTGCATACATTAAACTTTTAAGGATAAGTTTTTCCACCAGTTAAGTTAATCGCTTCTGCCAATTCTTTAGCTCTATCCGCAATTTCTTTATTTTCTTCTCGTGTGTATGCATGATGATGCCACTTTCTTCTTTCATATTGACCATCCTCTCAATCTTCTCTTTACTATATGTTATAGTTTAGAAGCGGTTTCTAGGTGGTTCAATTTTAGATGACTTAACAGTGTCTCTTCAGCAGATGTATTTAAGTACTCAAAATGATATAATGGATATACATATTTCGAGTAACGGAGGACCCTATGAGAAAAGAGTCAAAACTAATATTT